GTGTCGGCCAACGGGGTTGTGGCGATGAGGTCGCCCGCCTTCTCTGTCCAGTGTTCGCTCATGTCTCGGTCTCCCTGTCTCGGTTGTGCGTTACCTCAGTGTCGCACAGTTCGCGCGCACAACGCAAGCACTACGCACGAATCTGCGAATCACGGTACGCAGCAGACCGGCACGACCCCGAACAGAACCGGGCAGAGTGTCGGCCCTGGCTCTCCGTGCGGAACGCCTGCACGCACCCCTCCCGCTCACACGTCCGCTCCACCTCCCACACCGGGTCAGGCCCCCACCACGCCCCGTTGTGAACCCCGTACGCCGTCGACCCAGAAAGCTGGGAAGTCTGCGACCGGGCCAGCTCCTGGCACTCCAGCCACACAGGGCACGGACCACACACAGCCTTGGCGTCCCGCACTTCCTCCCGGGTCGCACGCTCCGGTTGCATCACAGACGGGTCCACAGTCAGGCACTCAGCCCGGTCCATCCACTCGTTACTCACAGGCTCCATACCTCCAGGTAGGCGCCCGCGGTGGGCGCATAGGACTTACTCATGTCTGTGACAACCACTTGGCTGTCATCGCGCCACACGCCGGCCTCGCCAAGCGCGTCCATCGTTGAACGCAGCAACTTGTCCACGTCCGGTTTCACAGCTGGCCACTCGGGTGCGGACGCCTTCACCACACCTGCGTTGCGGCCGGTGCCGTAGTGACCTTTCGGGCGGGTCAGGTAGAACCGTGCGACCAGACGCACCGGACCCAGCAGCGGGGACCACGGTTGCGGCAGCACTTCCATGGCGGCGTGCTTCACGTCCTGCCGCCATGGCTTGACCTTGGCGCTGGACTCGACCATGACGCCGTTACCAACGTGGCGCTTGCTGCCCTGCGGTGCGGGGGTGCCAGACACGCGCAGCACCAGACGCCGGGTCATGGTCACTCGCCGGCCTGATAGCGCAGCGGCGTGTACCCGGCCGCGTCCACCTCGGCGTCAGTCATGTAGACGGACGCCCCGGCAGGCAGCACGCCGTGCCACAACTGCTGGCCACGCCAGAACGCCACCAGCCCGGAGTCCTGCACCACGTCACCCTCAGCCCACGTGCGCGGCGGGTCGATGTACTCGACACTCACAGTCGGGTCAGTGGTGTCCACGATGAAGCTGGACGGCCCGTAAACGAGTCGCACCAGCGTGCCTTTCACCACGTGCGCGTGGCCCTCAACAGTCACGCGTGCCACCCGGTTGGCCGTGGCGGTCACAGGTCTGCGCTCCCCGGCGTGGCGAACGGGTCAGCCGTCACCCCGTACACGTCGTGCGCCTGCTGCACGATGGCCTGCAGCTCGGCGCGGGTGAGAACGTCATGCGTCCACACCTTGCCCCTGGCGTCGGGGCGACCGATGGCCACGCCCCCCGCGATGGTCTGCGAATCGTCCAGCCGGATGGTCGGGCGGGTCTGCGTCTCGGTCTCCATGATGTACCTTTCTGTTGTGCAGCCCTGCGGTGCTGGCCTGTCTCGGTCTCCCACCGCGGGGCTGCTCCCTTTTGTCTTGCGCCGCTTCATGTCCTGCCGCCACGCCCGGCGCATGCCGCGTGGCTGCATCAGCTGGCCTTGTGTCGCAGATACGCCAACCGCTGGAAGTGCTCACGTTTCGCAGACTCCGCGCGCCTCAGCCGCTCGGCCAGCGCCAGGTTGTTGTCCGGGTCCACCTGCCGCTCAAAGCGGGACAGGAACGCGTCACGCGCAGCCTGCGTCCCGTCGTGGCCCGACTGCTGCGACCACCGGGCACGTGCCGCGATACGGGCGCGCTGCGACCGTTGCGAGGGGGTCAGTGACGAGTGGGCGGAAGTGCGCCGGTCTGGAATGTCCACGACACTCACAGTACGCACTCACTGCGCAACTACGCAAGCCCTTCGCACAATACGACGCAGAAAAGACACACTCTCCCCACAGTGGAGTAAGTAGAACTACCTATTTCTCTTACCCCGCGTGACAGTGGCGCGCACTTGCGCAACACTCCTGTGGTGCCCTCGAAAGCCGAGCACCGTACACGACAGGGAGAAAGAACAATGGCGACACGCCGAAAGACCGAGAATGCGGGATGGCCGCTCGGGGCCTACCTGCGCGAACAGCGCGGACGCATGTCCATCAGGGAAGCAGCACGCCGGGCCGATATCTCAGAATCCAGGTGGCGACAGGTAGAGGCTGGCGTGCAGCGCATGGCCGGTGGCATAGAGGTGCCCGTGCACCCGCGCCCGGAAACCGTGGCAGCCATGTGCAAGGCGATCAGCGCCGACATTCAGCGCGGCCTGGAGCTGGCCGGGCACAACCCGTCCCAGTACCAGTGGCTGCTGGACCCGTCCAGCGACCTGGCCGACAGTGCCGACCGGGAGTGGTTCACCAGCCTGCCGCGGGACGAACGGGAACACGTCCTAGCAGAGCTGCAGCGGCTGCACGTTGAGACCGCTGTGAAAGACGCCTCACGACGTACGGCCGGGTAACTTACAGGTTCTGTTCACCCGGTCGGATGGGGTGGGCCACACTGGCCTAGACCGCACGCGCTCACTCACTCGGGGAGACCCATGTCTATGTCACCGTCCAGACTCGTCCACCGTTCGCGCATCGGGGTCAGGACGCTGCTACCAGCAGTGGCGGCGGTCATGGCTGCACAGGCTCTGCACCTCACGCCGGCCGACCGACAGATACTGACCGTGATGGTGTTCCTGTCCCTGCTGGCGGGCCTCCTGGTGTCGGCGTTCGGGTACATCGCTGGCCGGTGCATGCTCACCGCGGGTGCCGCGTTCGGTGCCGGCTATCGGCACCACCAGAACCAGCAGGCCCGGCAGGTCGAACCGCCCCGACTCACCGTCGTTGAGTGACCACATAACTGTGAGCACAGCGGACACCGTTGCATGCGGAATCCCCGCGCACTCCCCGCGTAAGCACAGCGCATAACAACGTCTGCCTACGGATCAGAAGGTTTGGGGTTCGAATCCCTACAGGCGCACTGGGCAGGGGTAAGCCACATAACTTGACAGTGCGAAACAAAGCACAGCGTAGGAGACCACCCCTACAAGCTCTGGTACCCTTGGCCCATGAGACCGAGACACTCGCCCCTCAGTGAGGGCGTAATAGACCTGCAGTCACTACCCGCCACGCACCTCTACCGGGCCTACACAGCCCGCGGAGACCTGCTCTACATCGGGGTGGCAGAGAACCTGGCCAGCCGACTGCGACAGCACCGACGCGACTCGTCGTGGTACGCCAAGGCGTCATGCGTCGAGTGGGAGACCTACCCCACGCGGGCCATCGCACTGGAACTGGAAGCGGAGTTGATCCGATCCCTGTGCCCCCCGTACAACACAGTGCACAACCACGGCCACCGACCTAGCATCGCCACCCTGGCCGAATTCGCACGCGCCCATTCGCCTGTGGCGCACGTCCGGTGACAGCCCCATTCGGAGGATTGCTGCAGTCGTGGCAGTTGCACCTGCACGCCGCGAACAAGTCGCCGCGCACCGTTGAGAACTACGCCGAAGGCGTGACGCGGTTGCACCAGTGGATGGTCGCAAACGGGCACCCGGACGACCTGGCCACCCTGACCCCGGACCTACTCCGCATGTGGCTGGTCGACCTTGCTGCGACCATGCGGGAGTCCACGGTGCGTGGCCGGTACGTCGCCGTGAAGCTGTTCCTCACCTGGTGCGTGGTGGAGGGTGAGCTGGACGCGCACCCGATGGCCAACATCAAGCAACCGCAGGTGGCGCAACCCGTGGTCCCCATCCTGAAGCCAGCACAGATGCACGCGCTGATAGACGACGCGGCCGGAAGTAAAGACTTCGTGGACCTGCGCGACCGCGCACTGATCATGGTGTTCGGGGACACCGGCTGTCGGGTCTCCGAAGTGGCCGGCATGGGCATCAGCGGGCTTGACCTGGCCGACCGGTCGGTGGCCGTGGTCGGGAAGGGCAACCGGCCGCGGGTGGTGCCGTTCGGGACCGGGACCGCGGCCGCGTTGGACCGCTACCTGCGGGGGCGTCGGCACATCAAGTACGCAGACCGGGACTGGCTGTGGCTGTCCTCCACATCGAAGGGCAAGCTGACCGTGAACGGCATCCAGCAGACGTTGCGCAAACGGGCCGACCGGTTGGGGTTCCACCTGCACCCGCACATGTTCCGGCACGGGTTCGCGGACGCCTGGCTGGCCGCGGGCGGATCAGAGACAGACCTGATGGAGTTGGCCGGGTGGCGCAGCCGGCAGATGGTGGGCCGGTACGGGGCAGCGAACCGGGCACAGCGGGCGCGCGACGCCTACCGGTCCCTTTCCCCCATGGACCGGCTGTAGACGCAGCACAGCCCCGCACCGGAGCGTGTCCAGTGCGGGGCCGTGTGTGTCAGGGGGTGACGTTGCGTGCGGCCAGCTCGGCCGGGACGATGCCCAGCGCCAGTGTCAGCGCCGTCAGGTACGTGCCCGCCTCGTCAGCGGTCACCACCTTGTGCAGCACCAGCACCAGCAGCACGGCCGACGCGGTGCGGTAGATCGCGCGCCGCTGCGCCGGGGACGGGTTGAACCTGTCCGGCACCTCAGCGAACGCCTTGCCCAGAATGCCCCTCGGGGTCTGCTCGCTCACTGTCCTGCTCCCTTCACGGTCACGTCCACATTCACCACGGTGTCTGCCAGCGCCTCACGCACAGCGGCCTCCACCTCCGGGCCAAGCGCCTTGGCCAGCGCCTGCACCGCCTTCTCAGCACGGCGCGCCGACTGGTACGCGGCCTGCGCGAAACCACGCGCCTGCCCCAACTGCTGCCCCGCGGTCGCGGTGTCCGTCTTGTCGTCGTCTCCTGGCGCCCACTTGGCCAGCTCGTCACTCCATGCCACGTCATCCTCCATCTGCTGTTTGGCCCACTCGATGCCTTGCCGCCACGTCCGTCCCGACAGTGGGCGTGGCCCGTCGTCCCGTCCGCCCATGCCGCCATCGCCCAGCCCGTTGCCGTTCGCGTCCACCGCGGTGATCTGGTAGCGCGCCGGGCCGTTGTGGGGGCAGTCGCGCAGCACGCGGTGGACGTGCGCCACACCGCCCTTGCCGTTCCAGTTGAACGGCCGTAGCCAGGTGGCGTCTGCGCCCATGTCGCGGGACAGCCGCACATAGGCGGCCACGTTGTGGATGCTCGTCAGCGGGAACGTGTCGTCAGCGCCACCAGTGGCATGCGTGCCACCAGACTGGACCGCACCGCCGATGAGCTGCGACAGTGGCAGTGGCCCCGTGAGGATGCCGCGCGCCTGCGCCAGCTGCTCAAACACGGGCAGCCATTCGGCCTGGCACTCACACGCCGGGCGGCCGCGAAACATCACGGTCACAGGGCCACCGACCGCACCATGGGCATGCCGCTGTTGGCGTGCGCCTCCAGGTGTCGGGTCATCGTGTCCCGGTTGGCCTCGCCCAGCTCGCGGGCCAACAGCGCCTCGTTGCGGGCGTCGGTGGCCATGGTCAGAATCTCGGCCATGCCGTCGCGGACCTCTTTGGTGAAGCCGTTCGACACGGGCTTGCTGTTGTCGGCCGCGGTGGACGCGTGGCCACCGGCCGCCTTGGCTTCACGCTTGGCCTGCACGGACTGCCAGCCGCCCCATATGGACGATGCCGCGATGCCTAGCCCGGCCGCGGCTGCTGCGATGGTTTCAGGGGTCATGTCTCGGTCTCTCCAGGTTGGGATCGGGGGGACCGGGTGAGAGAAGGTCAGCGTGCTGTTCGGGTGGTGCCGGACTCCAGGCGGTCCAACCGGTTGGCCAGGTCGTCCAACTGCTGCTGCTGATCCTTAGCCACGGCCAGCAGGGCCACACTCAGGCGGTCGTACTGGATCGCGTCCGGGCGCCCCTCGGCGTCATAGTCCACAAACTCGGTCAGCCCGGCCGCGTCTAGTTCCTCCGCGATGAAACCGACACTGCGCGCCTTGGTGTCGGGGTCGGCCTCCACCAGCGCCTTGTCCCGCCACGTGCGGCCCGACAGGGACAGCACCGCGGCCGGGTCCACCACGGCGTCCTCCACGTCCTGCTTGTAACGCCGGGAGGAAGTCACCATCTGAATGGACCCGTCCAGCAGAATGCGGGTGTTCGCCGCGTCCGACGTGGTGCCATACGCCAGCATCACCTGCCCGACCGACGATGACACGACAGCCTTGCCGGTGGCCGCGTCCACCCGGAACACGGCGTAGCCCTTGCCCGGGCCTGCGTCACACAGGAGCCCATCCGGCTGCGCCAACGTGGACGGGTAGGTGAACACGTCACCCGGACCCAACGTCAGCACACCGAACGTGCCATCAGTCATGGTGCCCAGCGACGTGTCACCCCAGACGCGGACCACGCCCGTGCCGAACACGTCAACGTCCCCGCCGTCGTCCACCACCAGATCGCCCCCGTCCTGCACGATGGCGCTACCGCCACCGGACACCACGAAATCGCCCTCGGTCACATTGAACTGTGTGCGCCGCAACGCGGCTGAGGCCAACTCCCGCACCCGGGACTCCAGGTTACGGAACCGCTGCTCCAGGTCGCGGTGCTCGGAACCTCTTGGGGTAGCCATCTACTCGTCGTCTCCGTCCAGGATCAGTTTCACGGTCTCAGGCTGGCTGCCCTCCGGTGCGGTGACCTGACAGCCCACCGGGCGCACCGTCAAGTCCACGGCCGGCGTGTGCCACAGGTCGGCCAGCTTGATCCGCACCGGGTCGCCCAGCCGGTTCGGTGACCACCCGGTGCCGTCGACCTGCACGCTGTACGACGCCACCGGCATGGCCCCGCCACGCTGGTCTGCCAGGCCCTCAGCGTAGCCGTCCAGGGTGCTGGCTTCGGTGACCCCGGCCCGGTCCTCCACCACGTCCAACAGCGGCCAACCCTCGGCCAGCAGGTCGTCCCGGTACACCCGGGCAGACAGTGCCGGCTCCACGTCCTCCCCCACGTTGCCGTTGGGGGTGTCGCCGCGGGTCTGGAATGCGGTGCCACCGTCGATGGCGTCTGCGGTGCGTTCCCACTCCAGCGCCCGGCCACCGCCACGGGCAGAGCGTTGGAACACGGTCTGTGCCGTGGTCAGTCCGATGGTGGAAGCCACCACCAATTCCTTGATCCGGTTGCCGTCCGCGTCGGGGTACACCCGGATGGTGTGTTCCGGCCCGTCGATCACGTCACCCAGATCCTCAATCAGCTTGCCGGCAAAGTTGTGCTCAGACGCCAGGTAGGTGCGGTCACGCAGCACACCGGTGAGCTGGTCGACGGCCAGGACGCCAATGTCCCCGGACGGGTCGGCTTGGATCAGCCGCCACAGGTCGGGGATGATGACGCCCTGGTCGATACCCGCATAGGTGGCGTCCGCGTACAACAGCCGGTGGTGTGCGTAGGAGTCGAACGTGGCCGCCGTGATGGACACGCTCACCCCACCACGCTGGCCCTGCTTCGGCTGCACCGTCCACGGGATACCGCCCCACCACAACGCGTCACCGCGGTACACCCACAGCGCGGCCCGGCCGGCGTACCGGTGCACCAGTCGGGCCATGGTCGCGGTGTGCTGGTTGGTCGCATCCAGGGTGGCGGTCAGGCTCCCCGTCCGACACAAACGCCGGTCGAACGACACCCCCGACAGCGGCAGTTGCGCTATCGGCTGGTCCGTCAGCAGGTCACACAACAGGTAGCGGTACGCGGGCACGGTGCCGCCTCTCGATCAGTGGGGAAGGGGCCTACTACATCGGGTAGGTGATCTGCCCGCGGAGGATCGCATCGAACGCCAATGCCGCCGTCGTGGTCACCGCACCCGTTGTTGGCGAAATGTGCACCCGGATGGCCGCACTCGTGCCTGCGCTAATCAGGTCGTCGTAGTAGATCGCCACCGTGGTGGGAGGAAGGAAGCCGGCCGGGATCGTGAACAATGTGGCCCCCGCCGCCACGCCTGCGCCAGCGACGATGCTGCAGTTGACGTTCAGGAACCCGCTACCAGGACGACGGAACACGCGAACGCCGGTCGAATCCACCCCTGTTGCGGCAGTGACTGCGCTGTCCCCAGACTGCGGCACCCACGCCGTGCCGTTGTAGACGTACTCCACGTCTGTGTCCAACGCCCACGCGCGCTGACCATCCATGGTGACAGACGGCAACGCCGATGACGTGCCCACGTGCAGCAGCCCGCCAGCTGCGGCCGTGTAGGTGCGTCGGTCGGTTGACAGGTTGCCCGACGCCAGACCACCGGTACCCGTCGACAGGCCAGCCGGGATCGTGACGTTGCGCAACGGGAGTGCGTTGGTCGGCATGGCCGGGACACCTCCACCGGGGGTTCCCTGCACCACCTCCACCGTGGCAGTCACAGCGCCCGAACTGTCGAACGGGTCATCCCGCACCACGGCGGCAATCACGTCCGTGCGGGACAGGGACGCGTGCCCGTTGGCCAGGGTCAGCGTCACCTGCGCGTCCAGCACGAACGGGTACCCGCCCTGAACCACCGACACGCCGCCCTGAATCCAGGCCACGAACGGCTCCACCGTCACACCCATGGTGCCGGCCACCACAGCCACCGTGCCGGCGTTCAGGCCCGGACGGATGCCGGTACGACCGGTCACCGCGGTGGCGCCCGGGGTCAGTGACAGCAGGTCACCGATTCGCACCCGGGCCGCCGTGTCAACACTGTTTGCGAGTCGCAACGCGTACGCAGTCACAAGGTTCTCCTAGAGGTATGCGTGGCGTGTCGCCACATCGCAGGTGCCGCTACCAGACGCAGCGGAAAGACTCACCGTCGCCCCATCGGGCGGAATGGTGCACAGCTCCAGCGGGCTGCCCGTGGGCGACACCGTGTAGAGACGGTCGGTGGTGCCATCCAGCAGCGCCGTGCCCTCGCCCGTGTCGACCACCAGCGTTTCGCCGGACGCCAAAGACAGGTCGAACGCCAACCGCCACCCGGTGGAGCTGGTCAGAACCGGGTTGATCAGCGGCCCCACGAACGTGGCCTGCAGCGGCGCGTCCGCGTTGCCGTCCTGCGCCACCATCACCGACCCGCCCGACGTGGTGCCGTACTCCAGCGGGTACACCAGCGGATACACCAGCCCACCCGACGATGTGGCCAGCTCGGCCGTTCCGGTCTGCTCGGTCAGGGAGTAGCGGCGCGGGTCCGCACACACCCACTGGATGGAGCATTCCAACGGGGCATGGCGGAAGTGCTTGCCCTGCGGGATGCTGCGGGCGGTCACCCGGGCCAGCCGGTACGACGCCCCGCCCCCGTCGTCCACCACCAGCGGGCGGTCCACCCCATCAATGCGGGTGTTCCGCTCTATGGCAGTCAACGCCAACAGCTTGGCGTCCGGGGTGCCACGCAACAGGTACGTGTACGTCACCACCGTGGACTCGCCGAACACGTCACCCGGGTAGGAGCCGTGCGCCTGCGGGCGCAGCGTGTCAGCCACCTGCGTGTCTGGTGCGTCACGCCAGCCGACCAGCTCCAGCCAGCCGGCTGGCGTGCTCACACCCATCAGCATGTCGCCGTACTGCACCTGCCCGGGGAGGGTGACCAGCGCGCCCAGCGCGCCGGCCACCACGGGGATGCCGCCCGTCTCGTCGTACGCCACGGCCTAACCCCTCTTCCTCGTCTTGAACCACGCCTTTTCGGCCAGCATGTTTTCGTCCATGCCGGGTGCGCCGTTGACAATCCAGGTGTCTCCACCTCGGTTGTTCTTGCCCTTGCCGGGCGACTTGTCCTTGCCCTTGTCCTTGCCGCCCTTGTCCTTGCCGCCCGGCTTGGTGTTGCCCTTGCCCTTGGCGCCCGCACCGTCGCCGGCACCAGTAGCACCGTCGACAGCGACATTCAGCGCGCCCTCAATCTCTGCCCGGATGCGCTCACCGATCCGGGCAGCCACCGCCACCAGTGCTTCCTCCTGCGACTCCAGGCCCGTCAGCAACGACTGTGCAGCCAGCACGGCCGCGTCATAGATGGCGGTCTGCTCGGCCGTCAGGGACGTGACCAACGCCTGTGCGGTGTCCACGCCGGCCTGGTGCATGCTGGTCGCACCATCAGAGGCAAGCCCCGTCGCCGCTTCCTGAATCTGCGTCGACAGGTCGGCCACCGTTCGGACCGCAGCCGGGTCGTTGGCCAGCACCTCAGCCATGGCGCCGGCCTTCTCGACCCCATCAGCCAGCATCTGCTGATACGAAGCCTTGTCCAGCCCCTGCGCCAGCAGCTTGGCCATGTTGGCGCGGAACCCGCGGATAGCTTCCAGCTTGGCCTGCAGCTGTGCGGTGATGGCGTCACCCGTCAGGGACTCGCCGTCACCCACCTGGACGTTGCCCAGCGACGCGTACGCCACGGTGGCGTCACGAACCGAACTGAACATCTGATCACGCAACTGTGTGACCTCGGCCAGCGCCGTCCGTGCAGTGTCCAGCGCAGACGGGGGCAGCAGCGAAGCGGCCCAGTCGTCGCGGGTCTTGGTCGCGTCGGCCAGGTTGTCCTGTGCGTCGGAGATTTCCTCACCCAGCTTGGTGAGCTTCTTACCCACCCGGACGCCGCGGGCGTACTGGTCCTGAACGGCCTTCTCAACCTTGGCCAGACGCTTCTTGCCTAGGTCTTCGGTAATCTCCTGCAGCAGACCCTTAAGCCCGGTGGTGCCGTCGTCAATTCCGTCCATCAGGCCCTGCATGATCAGCTGCCCGTTACGACGCAACAGCGTCTTGTCCCGGTTGGCCGGCCCCTTCCAGTCGGGGATTTTGTCGGTGACCGACTTGAGCAGGCTCTGCACCTTGTCGGCGCCGGCACGCAGCGGGGCCATCAGGGACTCGATGATCTGGTTGCCGGCCGGCGTGAGTAGAGACCCGACGTTGCCCAGCGCCCCGGTGATCTTGCCCGGGATGCCCTTGACGAACGTCACGACCTGGGTGAACTTGTCCACCACAGCCTGCTTGGCCTGGCCGAACCAATCAGCCACCTTGCCGGGGATGCTGGACAGGCCACTGATGGCGCCCTTCACCCCTTCGATGGCGCCGGCCACGGCGCCCCTGATCGTTTCCCACACCTTCGATGTGGCGGCCTTGATGGTGTCCCAGTGCTTGATGATGAGACCCGGGCCGGTGAAGTTCAGGAAGATGCTTTTCAGCACGTCCAGCACCTTGGAAACGGCGCCCTTGATGCCCTCCCACGCCTTCGACGTGGCCGACTTGATCGCGTCCCACGCGCCGGTCAGCTTCGACTTGACAGCCTCAGCACCGGACACCACCGCGCCCTTGACCGCAGCCCACGCACCAGAGACCTTGGACGAAACCCAGTCCCACGCCTTGCCGGTGGCAGCCTTGATCGTGTCCCAGTTCTTCACGACGGCGACCACCAGGCCCACCACCAGTGCGATGACCAGGCCAATCGGACCCATGGCGATGAGCCACGACGCGGCAACCTTCGCGGCCGCCAGCATGGACTGCGCGCCCAGCAGAACCCAGCCGGCCACCATGCCCACGACGGCCACACTGTGCGTGACCGCAGCAACCACCGCACCTGCCTGCGTGACAACCCACGCGGCAGCGCTCTTGGCGGCAGTGATCGTGGACGTGACGCCCAACGCCACCAGGTGCGGGATCAGTACGGCGATGATGATTCCGCCGACAATCTCCAGCGCCGTCTTGTGCTGCCCAAGGAAGTTGCTGGCACCCTTGACCGCATCGCGTGCGGTGTCGAACGCCGGACCAAGCCCGGTGGTCAGCGAACCGGTCAGCTCGGTCAGCTTCGGCAGCACGCTGCCACCGATCATTTCCACAAAGTTGGTTTTGAGGCCACGGCCGAACACGGCCAGGTTGCCGGCAGCGTTGTCGTACGCCGTCTCGCCGGCCTTCTGCACGGACCCCTTCCACTTACCCAGGCCCTTCTCAGACCCCTGCAGCGACTTGAGGAACGCAGGCAAATCCTTGGCGTTCAAGTCCTCGATAGGCGTCCCGAACAGCTCCACAGCCATGCGCGCCTGCTTGGCCGGGTCCTTGATCTTCAACAGTCCGTCGATGATCTTCCCGGTAGCCTTGCCGGCCCTGTCGCCGCCAGCCAACATGGCGTTGGCGGTGTCGCCGTAGTCCATGCCCAGCGCCTTGATCACCGGCTTGGTGCGGGTCATGTCCGTGGCCACCAGCAGGGAGAATTCCTTGACGGCATCGCCCATTTTGTCGATACCGAACGTGCCCTTTTTCGAGCCCTCGACCAGCGCGGCCATCGCCTGCGGCCCGTTCATACCGATGGTGGCGAAGAACTGGCCGTATTCCTCGGTGGCGTCCAGCACGTCCTCACGGAGCGCGGCCGGCACCTGCTGGCTGGCCTTCATCAGCAGGTCGAAGGCCTGCCCGCCGTTTTTCGCCAGGCCGGCGTTGATCATGGTCCCGGCCACCTGCGCGGCGCGGCCCACGTCGACACCCATCACGTCCGCAAACGTCATGGCCCGTTCGGTCATGGCCTGCACCTCAGAGTCAGACGCAGACCGCATGCCCTTGATGGACGTGACCACGTTCGCAATAGCCGTGTTCACGTCCTCCAGGCCGGTACCGAAGCCATTGGAATAGACGTTCCCGGCAATCTCGCCCCACTTCTCAGTGTTCACAGAGCCCAGCTCTGCCGCCAGCTTGTCGGTGGCCGGCTCCGCGGACATGGCGGAACCCAGGCCGGCAGCGAACACGCCACCAGCCGTGGCCGCAGCGCCGCCCAGAATCTTGACCCACTGGCCGCCCAGACCATCCAGCATGGACGTGAACCCGTGCGCGGCCTTCTCGCCCGGGCCGGTGTCCAGGTCGACGTATCCGACAAGCTCACCAATGGACAGAGCCACGGGGACACGCTCCTAACGTCTAGCGGCAGCAATCACGGCTGCACGGTCTGCGGGGTCGTACAACGTGACTGGTGCGTCAGACCACGCCTGCGCGAAACGCGACTGGCCAGACAGGCCCTGCAGCAGCCACTTGAACTCGTGCAGGCCGATGGCGGCCAGGTCGGCGCAGGACATGCCGTACTCGCGTCGGTAGTCCGACACGATCAGCGCCCACCGGGTAGAGACGAACTGCCAGAACTCCCGCGTTTCTTGCTCGGCGGGAGTCAGGTAGGGTCCGCCTCGGCGTCCTTCTCGGCCAGCTCGGCCTTGACCTCGGCCAGGGTGATGGTGTTGCCGTCCGCGCCCTTCTGGCCGGCGACCACGCGCGGCGCCCACGCCAGCAGCAGCTGGAACTGCTCAATGTCCAGGCCCGCGGCCACCCAGCTGTCGTATGCGCCCTGACCGAACAGGATGCTCACCAGCTTGGTCACGTCCTCGGCACGCTTGGACCGCTGCAGCTTGCGGGCCTCCAGCTCAAACTGGAGAGGCAGAGCGGGGGGCAGGGTGACGACTTCACCGAAGATGCGGACCGCGCGGCCCTTGCGGTTCTGGGTGGACCAGAACGCGTCGAAGTCCTCCACGTCGTCAACGTCGGGGGTGGTGATCTGCTCAGACATGTGCGTCTCCTGTGTCGTGTGTCCGGGGATGGTGTGTGCGCGTTGGTTCGGCAGACGCGCCCCTGCCGTGCCCATCCCTAGGCAGCCTGTGTGGCTGTGGGTCAGACGACAGCCACGGTCGTGGCCGCACCCGACCGGGTGAACGTCGCGCTCCAGCTGGTCTTGTCGTTGTTGCCGCCGCCGTTGTCGCCCTTCGACACCCAGCTGGTCCAGACGGTCCAGTCGGTGTCATCGACGTACCGGAAGCGCACGCCGCCCAGCGACGCCTCACCGACCAGGCCGGCCAGCGCGTCAGCGGCAGCCTGCCCGGCGTCAGGGGTCACGCCATCCACGGCCCGCTTGATCTTGCCTTCGATGGAGAGCGCCGCGCCGCGCTGCATGGCCTGCGACTCGGCGTTGCCGGCCGACTCAAACGTGGTCGTGTCCACCGACTCTTCGCCCTCGGAGTTGGACAGGGTGAACGACTCAACGCCGCCCACCTCAGCCCACACCGGGGTGACAATGGACGGGTCTTCGGAGACCTCAAAAATCCAGTCTCGTGCGTTGATCTGCATAGGGGGTGCCTCTCTCGGTGTGGGTGTGTCAGCCGGCCAGTACGGTCAGCTGGTAGTTGCGGGAGAACTCGTGCCGCCCGTTGGCGTCCACTCCCATGGGCTGTGCTTCGGACTGGATGGCGTGGCAGTCCTGCAGCCACCAGGTGCCGCCCGGGAGGGTGACCCCAGACAGCGCCTGCAGTACGTCGTATGCGGCCCGGTCCAACGCCAACGCCGTGAGCGTGTTGGCGCCGCGGACACGGACCTGCAGGCGTGGGTACTCCCACCCGTTGCGACTGTCCGGCTCGGGGCCACCGGGGTAGGTGGTGATCGTCACCGCGTCGATGCCGTCCGGGGGCAGGTCGCCCAACGTGATCGGCACCAGGTCGGGGTCCAACACAGCGTCCGGGTCATACGTCCACCCGGACTGTGCAGCGGCCAGGGTGCGGGCGATGCCGTCGACCACGGCCGGCGCGGTCACGATCCGACCTGCGCGGCAGTGGCAATGATCTTGCCCACCGTGTTGGCTTCCTGCGCCATGGTGGCCTCAAGCCACTTGGCGCGGCCCTTGCCGTCGTGGTGCAGGGACATGTCCTCGTGCTGCCGTGCGGCGTACGGGGTGTCATACGACACGGCCCCGCGGGTGCCGTCCACGCTGGCCTGCCCGGACCGCTCCATGGTGCCCTCATCGTTCGGGCACGACTTGTTCGACTCGGTCAGCAGATGTTCCACGGCCAGCCCCAGACCGCGCTCCAGGCCGGCGCCGATGGTGGCGAGTGCCGGACCCAGGTCAATGGTGCTCTTGAACGTCATTCGCAAGCCACCTCCGTGTGGTCGGGGGCACCCAGGCCGCCGCTGTCGTGGTCGATGGCAGACAGCACCGTGGTGGTGTCGCCCTGCCAGTCCACCTCGGAACCCGGGGGAACCGTGGCCGCCTGGCCGGGTGCGGCCAGCAGGGTCAGGGTCGACAGGTTCTGTGTCCCGTCACCACCGCGGACCATTCGGCGTGCACCCTGCGCCATGCACTGCAGGGGGAACGGGGCACCGAACACGGGGCCACTGGAGGAACGCCCGGCGTACGGGCGCACCGTCACGGTGTGCACCAGGAACCGGGCGGGAATCCTCACGACCACACCACCAGCCGGCCCACCGTGGCCAACGCCAACAGTGCAGCCGCGGGCACGGGGATACCGTCCACGCGCACAGTGCCGTCCGCAGCCTTGCCGCCAGACAGGGACACCGACCCGATGCCGACCGACTCCCACGCCGTGGTGGAACCCGCGGCACTGGCACCGGTGGAGTGATCCTCCAACGCGATGGCGCACGCAGCGTCCGACAGGGCTTGGATCACGTCCGCATCGGTGGGCATGCTGTCCGCGTCCACGTCGTACACGCGGCCAACCAGCAGCCGGTCCACCACCCGCGATGCGGTGCGCAGGAACGCGTCCGCGTCCTCGGCGGGCACAGCGTCCCCACCGGGCCATGCGGCCAGCTCTACGGCTGTGGCGTACACGCGCATAGGTCAGTCCTCGTCAGGGTCGGTCGCCGGCTCGCCGGCCTCCAGTGCGGCCAGCTCGGCCTCCAGGTCGATCAGTTCCTGGTCGGTCGGGTCGGGCTGCTCGTCGTGCGCCAGCTCGTCGGTCTCCACGTCGTACCGGTCAGGGTCGGCGCGGAAGTACGCCACCATGTCGGCGTCATGCGTGGTGGCCACGCCCTTGGTGAACCGGACCGGACCCACGTGGCCGGTGAAATGGCCCAGCCTGTCGGTGATCGTTGCCATGGTGGTGCCCTCCTGTGGTGGTGCGGATGAACACACAGCAGGGGCAGGGACCACGCGGGGATCGTTTCGATAATCCCTGCGCGCCCCTGCCCCGCTGGTGCGGTCACTCGTCGGGGGTGTTGCCCTCGGCGTCAAGCGCCTGCAGCTCGGACACCATGGCGTCGCGGTCCTCGGCGGAACCGTCCGGCACGTTGGTGGCGTACGCCTCCAGCACCTGGTCGTCCGTCAGGTCCGCGTACGGGTCGACCGGCACCACGGGGGTGACCGGCTCCACCGGCTTAGTGGACCGTGACCGACGCTTGCGGGACGGCTTGCCCGGCTTGGGCTCCTGGCCCTCAGGCCAGTAACCCTCCCGGTACGTCAGCAGCATGCCCATATCAGGCAGCAGCCAGCGTCACCAGCGCGATGCCGGACGGGGTGACCGCCTTCACCGCGTAGTGCACGTTCGTGGTGAGCACGTCCT